GGGAGGCGGCGATCTTTACATTCGTTCTGGTGTAGGCGCAGGGGTAGACCCGGCCATTCAAGTTGCCAGCAACGACCCGCTTCTTTTCTACACCAACAACACCGAACGCGCCCGCATCACCAGCGGGGGGGATTTGCTGGTGGGGACGACGAGTACCACCTCTGGCGCAAGACTTGATGTTAAAGGTGTTGATAGCACTGGCTCTAACTACTGCATGTTCTTTGAAAACAGCAGTAACGCATTGTTGCTTGCGGTTCAGAACGACGGACGATGGAGGTCAGGAACGGCGGCAGCATCGCCTTATAACTACACGGTTGGGGCAACCAATCGCGATCTATTTGTCGATAACATAGGTGAGATCGGCTACGTTTCGTCCGTCCGTGCCAGCAAAACTAACATCGCGCCCGTATCAAATGTTGAATGGCTTTTGCGCCTGAACCCGGTCACCTTCAATTTTCGCAAAAAGGATGCAGAAGGTAATTACACCGAGCAAGCAGACGGCCCGCTTAAACACGGATTAATTGCCGAAGATGTAGAGGTTGTTAACCCTGATTTGTGTTTTTACGATGATGCAGAGCAAGGCGGTACATTGCGGGGTGTTAATTACACACACCTTATTACCCCAATGCTCAAACTCATCCAAGAACAGCAAGCCCTCATCACCGACCTCCGCGCCCGTGTGGCCGCTCTCGAAGCCTAAGGACCGACATGCGAATCCTCCTCCTCACCTGCCTAGCCCTGACAGGCTGCGCCACTGACAAAGCCTACTACGACGCCATCGACGCCCGCACCCGCGCCGAGCAGACCATCGCGGTAGCCAAAGCCGAAGCCGACAAGGCGCGGTACACAGCCATCGCCGCGATGGGCAACAACGGTGGTGACGCAGCCAAGGTGGCGGCGATGTTCAGCCTCATGCAGCAAGGCGCACCACAAGCGCAAGCCAGCATGACGCCCATCGCTCCGGCTCCGTCTCCCGTGGACAGGGTGCTGCAAGTGCTGCAACTGACCAACAGCATCATCACCCCGTGGATCGGCCCCGTGATGGCTTACAAGCAAGGGCAGACCAACGGACAGGTCGCCATCGCGCAAGCCCAGAGCAACCGCGACATCTTCCTCGGCAGCTACAACGCGCTGGCGCAAGTCTCCGCGCACATCCCGCAGCCGACGACGACCACAACCACCAACACCACGACCACCACCAACGCCAACCAGACGACCACCAACAGCTTGGGCCGTGACGGTGTTGTCGGTGCTGGGACGCTCACGCGCACATGCGCGGCGGGTGCTGGTGGTGTGGGTGCTGCTGGTGCCGCTGGTGGATACGCGGTGGCGTCTCCTGCCTTGGCTGCCTCGGGGGTTCCGGGCAGCACGTCTTCTGTCGGTGGCGCAGGAGGGGCGGGTGCCCCCGGCGGTGCTGGCGGTGCTCTTAACTGCTAAGGAAACAACATGAACTGGTCTATCTCTCAACTGGATCGCACTCTGCCCGAGTGCTGTGTAACCACTGCCCACTGGCGTCTGTCAGCCGTTGACGGCACCCACTCCGGCAGCGTCTACGGCACGATCAGCTTCCCGCACAAGGATCACAACGATCCGACGTTCATCCCCTACGACACCCTGACGGAAGCCACCGTCATCCAGTGGGTGAAGGATGAGATGGGCGCTGATCAAGTCGCGGCGCACGAAGCTGCTGTGCAGGCGCAGATCGATGCGCAGAAGAACCCCACCAGCGCTGCTGGGGTGCCTTGGAGTAACTAATACATGAACGATACCAAAATTACACTGACACTCGGTCTTATCAACGGCATCTTGCAATATCTCGGCACTCGCCCATACGCTGAAGTGTTTGCTGTTGTGCAAGAGATTCAAGCGCAAGCAACGCCGCAGGTTCCTGTACCAGAAGCAGAGAATGCTTGAGTTTTTCGGTACAGGTTTTGTCGGAGCCCTCTTAGGAGGGCTATTCCGTCTTGCACCAGAAGTATTGAAGTATTTCGATAAGAAAGATGAACGTTCTCACGAACTGAAGATGTTCACATTACAAACTGACCTTGAGAAAATGAAGGGTCAGTTTCGCATGGAAGAGAAATATGTAGACTTCAGCAAGACCAGCTTAGACGCTATTGGTGAAGCATTTAAGCAACAAGCCGAAGCAGACAGCAAAGCATGGAAATGGGTTGCTAGTGTTTCTGCGCTGGTTCGTCCCGGTATTGCATGGGTGTTGTTTGGACTTTACACCGCTGTAAAGATTGTTGTTCTTCACCATGCTATATTGTCTGGACTATCTCCAATTGATGTAGTAAAGACAGTGTGGACAGCAGAAGACTTTGGTATTTTGTTGATGGTGTTGACGTTCTACTACGTTGGTAGGCCCATTGAAAAATACACAGGTCGCTGAAGCAATATCCATTGCTAAAGAAGCATTGTGTAAGCCTTTTGAGGGATACGCTAGACGACTTCCTAATGGAGATTGTCATGCCTATCCCGATCCCGGTACAGGCGCACAGCCGTGGACGATAGGATGGGGCAGCACAGGCCCTGAAGTGAAGCATGACACTGTGTGGACACAACAACAGGCTGAAGAGTCTCTAGACAATCATCTGTTACATTTCTGTGCTGGGGTATTGACAATGTCTCCAACGCTGTTGCAAGAGCCTCCAAGACGTATTGCTGCAATTATCTCTTTCGCGTATAACTGCGGACTCAGAAACTATCGCATATCAACATTGAAGAAACGTGTTGATGCTAAAGATTGGAATGGTGCGGCAGAAGAGATAGTGAAGTGGAACAAAGCTGCTGGTAGAATATTGACAGGTCTTACCAGACGTAGACAAGCTGAAGCAAGACTACTTAAATGACAATTCCATCTTCGTTAAAAATTGTTGGTAGAGAATATGATGTAATAAAGGTTGAGGAATTTGATGAGAAAGTTGGTGGTGTAGATTTTGAAAACAGCACAATAGTCATCAAAGATGGACAACAACGACTATTGGAAGCTGATACACTACTGCACGAATCGTTGCACATCATTGACGAAATATTTCAGCTTGAACTAACAGAAAGGCAAGTATATTGTATCACTAGCGGAATCATTGCTCTTCTTAGAGACAATACTGTTTTGATGCCATATATTAATGATGCCTTACTTTCACCGAGAAAAGTAGTATGAGTAAATTCACTGCAAAGCAAAAAGAAATCGTAGCTCGTAAGCTTGGCTACGAAGGCCCTATGCAGGGCTTTGATGAGTTTCTTCAAAGCTCTCCTGCTTTGCAGATGAAGTATGGCATGGTTGCTGATAAGTATATGGCAAAGGGTGGTGTTGTTCGTAAGTATCAAACTGGTGGTGATGTTTCTACAAACTTCGACACAAACATTGCTTCAGAATATATTAAGTATCGTGAAGGTTTCTCAGGTCAGACTTTTAGTGCAGATACGATACGCAAACAAATTGAAGCAAAATATGGGCCTCAGTCACATCAACAGTTTGCTGCATATGAAAATGCATATAATGAAAAATATGTATATGATAAAAAGCAGGCTTTACAAAAAATGCTTCCGCCTGAGTGGGATTCGTGGACGGGTCCAGAAGGCGCACAAAAAAAGATAGATTTTTACAACAAGAACAACATTACTCCTGAGTGGCTTAAAACTGTTGGCGTTAGTGATGATGTAATATCTTGGATGCGTCAGAATGGATATGAGGTGGCTTCTGGTGCATCTGCTCCACCAGCTATATCTTGGAATAGTACGTCATCAGCGCCTGCACCGGCTCCAACGCCTGCTCCATCTCCTACACCAGCACCCTCTGGTCCTCCGCGTACAACTACAATTACGCCTGTAACTCCTGCTCCTGTTGCTGCTCCACCAGCGCCTACACCGGCACCGCCCGCTCCAGCTCCGTCTCCGTCTCCAACACCAACACCAACGCCAGCGCCTGCTTCAGCGCCTACGTCACCTATGGAATATTCAGCGACAGGTGTTCCCATTGCTGGAGCAACGCAGAAAGTGACAGCGGCACAAACCTCTACAGATGGGTTGAAGCTTGATCCTACAAAGCCTGACTATCAACTCGGTGCTGCGCCTACAGCCGATCTGACGAAAACAGCAGAGGCAGAGCAGGCAAAAGCTGGAGAAGTCGCTGCTGGTCAAACCTACGAAGCCGCTACAGCAATGCCCACTGTGCAAGAGCAGATGAACAAGCTCACTGCAGAAAAAGGCACATTGTCAGAAGGTGCTAAAGCCGTAGCTCAAACAGGCACTTTGTCAGAAGGAGCTATCGCTAAAGCTGTTGCGCCTGCTAAAGCTGCAGAAGTATCTGCTGTTGAGCCGTTAGCACAAACACCGGAGATGCTTGCTAAGGCAGCTACTGTTGCCGATGTCGGTGGCGCTCCTACTGCCAAAGCTGAACAGTCTACATATCAGTCTCAAATTGAAGCAAAAACACGTGACGTAACTACTGGAGAGCTTATCGATGTTGATAAGCAAAAGCTGCAAATGGAAACAGTGCAGGCTGTTGCAGCAACAATGGATAAGCTCAATAGCGATGCTGTTGCGCTAGCTGCTCAAGGCAATTTGTTTATTGGACAAGCCGAAGCACAACAGGGGCGTGTACAAGCTGAAATGACTGTCCGTAATCAGCTTGAGAAGTACATGGCTGATTTCAATGACGGCACTCCTGCATGGGCTGCTGGTGCCATGAGGAACGCAAATGCCATTATGGCAGCGCGTGGTCTTGGTGGCAGCAGTATGGCAGGTGCTGCCATTGTTCAAGCGGCTATGGAGGCTGTTACACCGCTTGCTGCTGCTGATGCGCAAACATTCACTCAGATGGAGTTGACGAACCTAAACAATCGTCAACAAGTGGCGTTGGCTAACGCTGCTAATGCTCAACAGATGGAGCTTGCCAATCTGAATGCTCGTCAGCAAGCTGCGTTGCAAAACAGCGCTAATGCGTTTTCGTTGCAGTCTCAGAACCTGTCTAATACACAGGCAACAGTGTTGGCTAATGCACAGTTTCGTGCTGCTGCTGCTGAGAAAAATCTTGATGTTCGCACACAAGCAGCACTTGTTAACGCTGCCCGTGTTGCTGAAGTTAACAACATCAATCTGTCAAACTCACAGCAGGCAATGCTTGCTCGTTCTGCAGAAAATCTGCAAGTTGATTTGGCAAACTTGTCTACTCGTCAACAAACAGCAATTGCCAATGCTCAGATTGAAGCATCTCTAAAGGGACAAGAACTCAGCAACAAGCAGCAAACAGCAATTGTTAATGCTTCTCGCATTGCTGAAATTGCTCAAGTGAACTTCACTGCAAAGCAACAGAACGCAATAGCAAACGCGCAGTTCATTCAGCAGATCAACTTGCAAGACATGAGCAATCAGCAGGCTGTAGTGCTTGCTAATGCTGCTGCCACTGCCACAATGGACATGGCAAATCTGAACGCACGACAACAAGCTGCTGTTCAGAATGCTCAAGCCTTTTTGGCAATGGACATGGCGAATCTTGATAATACGCAGAAGACAGCGTTGTTCAAGGCGCAGCAGCTTGCACAGGTTGCGTTGTCCGATGCTGCGGCTGAGAATGCAGCGAAGCAGTTTAATGCTACAAATAAGCAACAGGCTGATCAGTTTGCTGCATCGCTCACCACTCAGGTGTCACAGTTTAATGCTGCTCAAAAGAATGCGATGGAGCAGTTTAATACTGGTGAAGCCAATGCAATGGCGAAATATAACTCGCAGCTAAAGTCGCAACGTGAGCAATTTAACGTTACAAATCGCACAGTAATTGATCAAGCAAACGCGCAACTATTGGCGCAGGTAAGCACTGCCAACACTGCTGCAACAAACGCTGCCAACTTCGCTAACGCACAAGCCATGAACAACATGACGATGGCGCAATATAATAACGAAGTGCAACTCTATCGCGATCAAGTGAAGATGGTGTTCGATAGCTATGAACGCGCTGAAGACAGGGCTGCGTCGTTTGCTGAAGTATTGTTGCGGGCTGATGTACAGCGTGAAGGCATTGATGCTGAAACTAGCGGTGCTTGGGGTAAACTGCTCGTTGGTCTTGCTGGTACAAAAACTGGCGAAAAGGCGATTGAAGAAGGTCTTAACTGGCTTGAAAAGGGCCTTGATTGGTTAGGTTTTTCAAATCCATTTAAGGGCTAAGGAATAACAATGCAAAACTACAAAAAGTTTATGGCGCAGGTTGAAGAGCGCATCAATAAGATGAACAAGAAGCCTTCAAAGAGCGAAGGCGGCATCATGTCTCGAAAGGATAAGATGCCATCATCTGAGAGCGACTACATCGACACCATCGCTTCTTACATCGCCACCATCCGTAAGACAGCACAGAAAGTGAAGGCAAAGAATGAAACCTGATTTTCTTCATCAACCTATTCCCGGCATTTCGTTGACGGGCGCTCCCGGCAATGCTCCGTGGGAGCAGCCTCCGAAGTATGTGTCACTAGACGAAGTCGTTGACTACTACTCTGACAGGCTTGTTGATGAAGACATGATTACTAATGTCATTAGTGTCATCAAGCGTGATGTGCCTTTGTTGTCCATTGCTGAAGGCATGATAAGAATGGGTGTCATGGAAGGCATGCACACCATTGATGCTGGCATGTTGGTAAAGCCTGTGCTGGTGGAGTTGATGATTGCGCTTGCTGAAATCTATGGTGTTAAGTATGTCATCCAAGCTGAAGACATGCAGACCCTGCGCACTATGCCAATTGAAGCTATTGAGA